GACCAGTTCCTTTACGGTTGACTGGGTGCCGTCGGGGAGGGTTACGAGGGCCTCGAAGTCGGTCGGCTCCAAAACACGCGGTGGTTTGGGTTGGCCGTCGTCGTCTTCGTCGGGGTCTTCGTCTTCCGGCGCATCGTCCTCGTCTTCAGGACCGTCCGGGTCGTCTTGATCGGGATCCCTGGGTGGATCTTCGTCGTCCGGGCTGGCGTCCTCTTCGGGCGCTCCGTCCAACGTATCATCGAAATCCAGGGCAGCGGCCTCGTCAAGAGAAAGACCGCTTTCGGCGTAGTTTGAAGCTCCATTTGGGGATGGGCTGGCTTCAGTCGGCATGTAGGCGTTTTCCTAACATCTCGTTTGGCGTCAGCGGCTTAGGCGGGCGCTCTCGATGAGGGTCGCTCTTCACGAGTACCACTGTTGGCGGCAATTTCCAAGGCGTCTCTGAGCCGTCGTATGGCGCGCACGTCGGCCAGGGCCTCATTGCGGAAATGCTCCGCCCCCGGCACCGCCAGAACCGCCGCGTCGACGCCGTTTGCCTCGAGTTCCTCGAGTAGGGACATCATCAGTTTGTCCTGCAGCAGGGTGCGCGCCGCGGCCTGCTTTTCGGTCGGCTCCATCAGGATTGTCCTCCGCCCTGCTGGGCCTCAAGCTGGTCGGCCATCTGCTGGGTGATCAGGCCCGCGCCGAGCGCCCCGGCAATGCCGTACTTTTTCACGATGTCGATGATTTCGTCGCTGAACACGACATAGTTGCGCGAGCCTTCACCGCCTGTGCGTGAGCCAGCGTCTAGGTACTTGATGCCGGGAATGCCTGCCTCATTGAGCCGTTTGGACACACCTGCGAACGCCTCACCGCTGAGTTGCGGGGCAACAGCGCCAATGTAATTGCGTCCGGTTGCCGTCTTCGGATCAATACCGATGCGCTCCGCTGCCTCTTCCGGCGTTGAACCCCACTCGCGAGAAATGGTGTTCCATGCAGGCTGCTCACTCAGCGGCTTATCCCAATCGAGGAACGCGTCAGGATCGGCGTTGATATTGACTTCGTACATGTGGCCGGTGTTGGTGGTGTTAACCCTGCCTTTCAGAGCTTCCAACTTTCCAGCTAGCTCATTGTAATAGTCGCTAGGAGCACGCCCCCAAACCGCGTCTTCAGAAGCGTACTGCTTGGCAGTCTGGATGGCACTGTCTAAGTCGCCATCAGCCGCAATGAGGAAGTCATCCAACTCCCGATCACCGGTTGTGCCGATTGTTTTGTTATTCTGGAGAATTGGCTTTCCATCGACATCGATCTGCGTTGCCAATGATTTCTTGTAGTCGAGCGCGGTTGCCTCGTTCTCAGCAAAGTACAGCCCATGCCCATAAGCCTGTGCGCCCTCGCCGGTGCCGATCTTGGAAAGATCGAACTTCTCGAAGTCGTGCGGCGTGCCGTGATAGGCCCGAATGCCCTTCTGCGCTGCCTTGACGGCAGGGACGAGGTCGTCAGCCTTGGGCGCGGGAGGCGTCCAGTCCAGTAGCGGCGTCTCGACAGGCGGCCCCTCGTCCAGATCGACCACCCTGACCTTGGCCGTCTGCTTGCCCTGATCGGCAAGCGCCGTGAGCCGGTGGTGACCGTCCTGCAAATAGTATTGCCCGTTCTTCTTGATGGCGTAAGGCGTAGCCTTCGGATTGCTTGGACCATAGATCGGCTTGTTCGGCACATCGGCGAAGTCCGGATTGACCGTCTTCTGGCTTGCGAACAGCGAACGGATCGGCAGTTCGACCTCGGTCGTGTCCAGTTGGTCCGCCCGTCTCCAGTCGCCCTTGCCCATTTCGTTGTGGATTGGCTTGTAGTCTTTGAAGGTCCAGCCTGTATTCGTCCGGTCAATGACGCCACCGCCAAGGGCATCGGTAATCTTGTCCTTGAGCGTTGATGCTGTTTCCTTGGCAACCTTGGTCGCCCCCTCAGCCGCCTTGCCGGGTATCATCGACATCGCCAGACTCAGCTTGTCGCCGCCCTGCACCGCATCGCCAATCCCCTTGCCGATGTCAAACGCCTCCTGCGGAAGGTTCACGAAGTCGGACAGGTTGGTGACCTTCTCGGCAGCCTGAGACGCCACCCTTTCATTCGGAGCCATTGCCCCGAACAAGGACTCCAGCCCGCTCCTGACCCAGCCGCGCGGCCCCTCCGTGGGCGACGCCGTCACCACGTCCTCCGGCATGTAGGCGGGATCCATGCCGGCATGGAACGGCTCCAGAGCACTCATGGCCGGCGACGGCGCACCATAGCCAAAGCCGAGGATCTCGCGCAGGCGCCGAGGGTCAGCCATTACTGGAACGCCCCCCGATCCTCTTGCTGCTCAGCGTCCTTGTCCTGCATGAACAATTCCTTGGAATAGTCCTCGACCCGGCGCCGGTCGTCGATCTCGTTCTGACGCTCCTGCAGCCGCATGTCCAACTGCTTCAAGGCGATCTCGTGGGCGAACTCCATCTGCAGCTTCTCGCGCTCCCAGTCCATGCGCTGCTGCTCGATGGCCTGTTCCTTCTGCAGTTCGGCGAGTTTCACCTGCAAATCGGCCTGCATCTGCTCGCGCTCGACCGCCGCCTCACGCTGAATGCGGGCTTCCTCGAGGGCCGCCTCCTTCTGTAGTTCCATCTGGACCTTCTGCTGGTCGGCCTGGCTCTTTTGCTGCTGAACAGCCATATTCGCCTCGCCCTTGACCTTCTCGACCGCAATGGCGCTCTCCGCCGTCAGCCGCGCCGCCTTCTCGGCCGGGTCTTCCTTCTGGGCCTTCTGTTGCTTCCTCTCCTCGAGCTTCTGCTCGTCCGGCTTGGTGAAGTAGCTGCTCACATTGGGCAGGCCGGTCGCCTGAACCATCTTCGAGACGCCATTCCACACGTTCTCCGGCGTCACGAACGGGTTGTCGTCGGCTCCCAAGGCCACCAGCATCTTCTCCTGCATCTGCAGCACCATGGAAATCGCCGCCATGTCGCGCTCGCGGGTGCCAGCGCCGAGGCCCGTATTCACCTTGCAGCCCATTTCACCGTTCCAGTTGCGCGGATCGAAGGTCACCCACTTGTCCGTCAGCCAGACCGTGCGCGGCTTGTCCTGATGCTGGACAATGAGGCGCAACAGGCCCTTGAACATCTTCTCCAGGCCGCCGCGGGCCACCGTGCGCACCATCTGCTCGGTCTGCCCGATGCCCTGCTGCTCGATCATGGCCGAGGCTTTCGCCGTCATGTTCTGCAGCGCGTCCGGCGCCAGCCCCGACGAGGCGTCACTGATGCCCGTCCGGTCCTCGATCACGCTGTCGAGGTAGGGCAGCATGGCGAAGGCGTCCTGGGTCATGTTCGGGACGGTCAGGTAGGTCACCGCGGTGCGCACGTCGGTGCCCGCCTTGCCGATGATCGGCTGCCCGAACTTCCGGTTGTAGAAGGCGTCCGGGTTCTTGATTGAGCCTTCCACATAGATCGGCGTCTGGTTGTTCTGGGCGTAGATGTTGTCGAGCGTGCTGCGCCACAGCACGGTCTTGATCTGCTGCAGGTCGGCGACGTCATCGGTGAGCGACTGGCCTTCCCACTGGTGCGGGCGGCGCTCGATCTTGACGTCCTCCAGCGGCGCATCGTCCCACATTTCGTTTTCGAGGATGTTGTCTTCGGTCAGGGCCCCGGCAATGACAATGCGCCTGAGCTCCGCAATGCCGTCGTCGTCATAGTCAACCCGAACGTAGAGGTCGTAGTAATCGATTTCCTCGGTGGCGGCGGAATACGTCTTGCCATCCTCGAGGTTGCGGCGGCGGGTCTGTTCGGCCTGCTCCTGCTCGTCCTTGTCGTCGGACAGCGGCAACTCCATCACCCGGTCATAGTCGTAGCCGAGCGCCACCAGGTCGCTGCGCGTGATCTTCTCCACTGTCCCCACCAGCTGCGCGGTCTCGATCGACAGCGCGTCGGGATGGATGAGGAACTGCTCCCTCGGGAAGCAGGCCAGCTTGACCTGGCCGGTCTTTTTGTAGATCCGGACCAGCACGTCGTGGACCTGCTCGGGAACCATGGTCGGCTGGCCGGTCATCGGATCCACGGTCTCGACCTGCACTTCGTACTGGCTGTGCTCCCTGACCTCGACCTCTTTGGGCAGGATGAGCTTCTGGAACGCCTGCTCGTCAAGGCCGGTAAAGCGCTTCTCGGAAACCTTGACCTTGTCCTCGAACCACCACTTGAGGATGCCGTTGCGCTGCAGGGCGGCGTCGTGCATGGCGTCGTAGATGGCGTCGTAGCCGTTGGTTTCCGGCAGCACCACGTCGTTGATGTATGTCGTGGCCTGCAAGTGGTATTCCTCGTCGCCTTCCTTGGTCGGGATGTACTCGACCACCTTGTCGTTGCCGAGAATGGTGCGGACGAGGCTGGGCATGACCTTCTTGATGGTCGCCCGGAGGTCTTTGGAGATGACGCCGGAGCGATCGTCGTCGTGCGGCGTGTCGCCCATCTTGCCGTCGAAGTATTCCTGGGCGCGCTCCCTGGTCTTTAAGGTGCCGCCGTCGGTATCGTCGTCGCGGGCCACCTCGCTTTCCCTGACCAGCTCGGAGACCAGGGCCGCCAGGTCGGAGTCCGACATTTCCTCGGTCTGGCCGCCCGGCCCCTTGCCGCCGGCGTTGGGGTCGATGGATCCCATGCGGGGTTTGTATGACTTAGCCATATGCCAGTTCCTCCTGCACTTCAGGCATGCTCGGTGCGATGAACAGGTCCGGCTGCGCGTAAGCCTTGCGAATACGCTCGCAAGCGATGTCGAAGTAGGTTTCGTCAATCTCAATGCCGATGAAGGTACGCCCCGTCTTGACACAGGCAACACCCGTTGTGCCGCTGCCCATGAAAGGATCGAGGATGATTTGCCCGATAAGTTTGGCTAGACACCACTGCATGAGTGATAGCGGCTTTTGCGTTGGGTGGTCTCGGGGAACACTCCCATAAGCCTCTACTCTGCTCATCCGAAATGCCTTCGATGGTTTTTTAAGGTTGGTCCAGGCTGTTTCAAAGGAAGCTCCGGAAAACTCCTGCACTTTATCCCACATAAGGAGGCAACCAGTGGGCGGAAGATCGAAGTAGTTGCCGCCCCAGATAATGGCTTCTGAATATTCCCCCAGTTTCCTCACAAATGTATCGCTCGGCTTTTTTGCATCCCACTCAAAGGCTTCAAAGCCCGTTGCTTTCCGGCCATAGCCCATCGACATTTTGCCGACATCAATCCCATAGGGAGGGTCAGTGACGACTGCATCGACCTTGCCGAGCAGTGGCAATACCTCCAGACAGTCGCCCAGAATGAGCCGACAATCGCCGATGATTTCCTCGCGTCGGATCACGTCTTCTCCTTGCGGGGGCGTTTGGTCTTCAGGTGATCGAGCGCGGCGCGCAGATGGGCTCTGGAGGCCGGCTCATTGGGATCCAGTGAGATGCCGATGGTGAACAGCACGTAGCGCAGGTCCTTGAATGACTTGCAGCCGAGCTTCTCCAGCTTGGTGTAGAGGGCGTCCTCGTCGGCGAGGTCAGCCTCGGTGGGCATCTTAGATGATCTTCGGGGGGTTGTACTTGATCACGGTCGAGCCTCTTCCAGCCGCTTAATCTCGTCCTTATATCGAGCGATGCGGTCGAGCAGGCGTGCCTTCCACAACAGCGCCTCGGTGTTGTTCGTCTCGATCGCCGCTTTCAACATGGCGATCTCAGCCTTGGCCTCATCGAGTGTCATTTGTTCCCTCAGATGATCTTCGGTGGATTGTACCTGATCACGGTCGAGCGCTCCACATCCGCATATCGAAGCATCATTAGCGCGTACCTGCTGGCGCTGATAGTATCGTCACGCTCTTTGACCACTTTTCCATCCTTGCGGTGGTACATGCGGCGCTCCTCGAGCCAGGTGCCGCAATTGCTGAAGACCTTCCATCGGCCCGTGCGCATGCGGTCGAGCATATCCATCAGGCCCGCCTCGACGCTGTTGGAGCCGTCCTCGAAAGTGGCTTTGGAGGGCACAAAGGCCAGCCCCTGCGCCCGGTACTGGGCGGCGAGGTTCTCACCAGCCGCGGTGTCGTTCAGGCCGTCGTGGGGCCACGCCCAGGGGAGCCAAAGCCCCCACTGCTTCAGAGCGGCAGCATGGAAGACAGGAGTCTGCTCGCGCTGCCGGTAGTCAGCCACCAGATAAACGCGATCTGCATCGCGATCCCAAGCGAGCCGGCAGCCAGAAGTAGGATGGTCCCAGCCAAAGTCGATGCCACCGATCTGTGGCCAGTGTCGCGGAATGATGAACGGCTCACAGGTGATGTTCTCCTCAAGAACGGGGAAGATGAGGCCGGAGCCTAGGGTTGGAATGCCAAGCGTCCGCGCTTCGCGCTCGTGGGCGGGGTAAGAGTCGATGATGCGCTGACGCTCCGAAGGGCTGTAATGCAAGGCGTCGGCGATGGTCATGGTGACGCGGGCTCGATCGGGCGACTCCTCGAGAAAGAAGCGGGCGACGACCGCAGACATGCCCTTCAGCGGCGTGAAGGTCTGATAGACCATGCCGCCGGTGGCGTTGGTGCGGGTTATGCCCTCGAAGTAGACATCTTCGGGCGGCTCTTCGTCGAACCAGACGACGTGCACGGTGTTGGCCTGCCATTTCGAGCGGCCCTGGTCGTATGACTTCAGGTAGAGCGTAGAGAGGCCGCCAGAGCGATGTTTCACCGTGACGGTGTCGAGGGCGTTGGAGACGCCCATACGGCGTGTGCGGGCCGCTATGGCCTGCTGAGGGATGAATCCGGTGCCCCAGTTCTCTTCTTGGTCGGGCGGGCCGACAAGCAGGCGCTGGACACCGTCCCGGGTTAGCTCGGCAGACTCTGAGCCGGCGATTGCGATGATCGGATGATCGAAGGTGCGGCCGGTCCACCAGGCGGGATAGGCGCCGGTGAGGTGCATGGCGAGTTCGGCGGCGCCGGCCATGGTTTTGCCGAGCTGGTTTCCGGCGACGAACAGGCGCTCGCGGACGGCGAGGGCATGGAACTCGAGTTGCTTGGGATAGGGTTGGTAGTGCTTGAGGCGGTTAGTGGCTCGTCTCCGGGTCAGTTCGGTCGCTATCTCGTTCTCGATCGCGTCTTGCTGCGCGTAGGGCATCGAGAGCGCCCACGAGGAACTCGTCATCGAACTGGTCGAGCTTGTTTGTGACATCGGCACTCATCGCTATCGCTTTGCCGTAGGCTCTGTCTAGGATTTCCTGAGCGGCGTTGAGTCTGTCGCTGGTTTTCTCGCTGTCGGAGTTGAGCACCTTGGCGAAGTAGGCGATGGCGCCGTCCGCGTGTTCTTGGGCCTTTGCAGCGATGCCTTTGGGGCGACCGGAGGGGTTTCCAGACACTCCGGGCTTGAACATGACGGCGTTTGGGATCGGGTTTGGTTTACTCACGGGCAGAACTCTGGCTGTTAGCAGCCGATGACATCGTAGGGTTTTGGCTGCTGTTTTGGCATTGCTGCGTTACGGATGGCTCTGTCGTGATTGAGTTCGCGATAGAAGGCTTCGCGGAGGTCGAGTTCGGTGACCATCTCTGAGGCGATCTTTTGCCACTTCCTACTTTTGTTCTCTTCCTGGAGCCAGCGATCGCTGCGCCATTGTGCGCCGTAGTAGAGTTGGCGGGCCCTTGAGGCAGTGCAGCCGAGGATTTTGGCGATGGCAACGAAGGTGAGACCGCCAAAGTTGCGCAGTTCCATGATCTTGCGGCGACGCTTGTCCGCGGCATCGCGGGCGATGTGGTTTTTGTTGGGTAATCCGTTCCGTTTTGTCACTCGTGGTCCCGAGCTTGAGAGCGTGACGCGCTGCAACACCTGAAGCCGTCCCTCAATGTCATCCCTTAGGCGTTTTGGGGCGGTTGGGGGATGACACCGACTGCGGATTGCAAGCCTTCCATACGCATC